GATTAGAAAGGAAGTTATTCCATAACTCCAACTTATGTTCTTCTAATCTTCTCTGGTCTACAAGTGTATTGATTTGTTTTTTGGTTTGCTCTGCATACTTTTCACGCAGAATTCCACCGTCCCAAATCCACTCTTTTCCTTCCATAATTCCTTCAACAAATGCATCAGGAGCAGAAGGATCAGCAACGATATCAGCAGCAGTTGCTAACATGAAGTCGTCACCAACAATATTGCATCCTTCTTTTGTCATTTTGAGAGATCCAATACCGCGAGAAGAAACGCCGAGTTTTACTCCTTCTTCTACAAGATTTGCGGCAATCTTACCCATTGGAGTTCCAAGGATTTTTGCCTTACCAATAAAGTTATCGCCACTCTCTCTTAATGAGACAATCTTATGGGATACTCTATCGAGGTTAACAGTTGGACCATCGGGGTGACCCAACTCGCCAAGTGCTCTACCAGCATTGACATGTGCATCATTGTAACGGGAAACTTCTCTACGAAGAGTCTCCATAGGATACATACGACCATTACGGTTTTTAATGTTTCCCTGAAGAAATACGCCTTCAATATACAGGGATTTCTTGCCAGACTTGGTAGTCTCTACAAGAAACTTGACTGATTCGACTTCTTCTCTGATAAGTTTCATGATTGAATTAACCTGTTACTTGAACTTGTTGGCAATGAACAGAACCTGTTCCAGTTCTTGCTTCTGCGGCAATCTTTATTGATTTTCTCAATTCTGCTCTAGATGTTGATAACAAAGATGCTGGATTTCCAGATGATGAATCATTAGCAACAATGATTCTAGTGCTATAATAACCACCAACATTAGCAGTGTTATTTACTAATGTCACTTCTTTATGAGTAAAATCATAAGAAGATTGTCCAGTTACAGTTAAAGAAACGTAGTCTCCAACAGAGAATGGGGATGAAAATCCTTCTGGAAAATCAATAATCGTAGTAGCGCCTGTAGTAATACCAGAAACAGGTGAAGCAAGAGGAATTCCTAATGAAATCTGTTCTGGTTCTCCAACAGTAACTAAAAAGTTTGTTGGACCTGCATCTGGTTCAGTTCCAATAGCAACATAAGCATCATTACTAATAGCAATGATTCTAATCGTGTCAGTTCTTTGACTAAAAGCACTTGACTTCGCAGAAGAAGCACTAGTTGCTATTGTAAAGGCTGCGCCTACTGGATTAAGTGACATTATTCCCTAAAGTTCATTTATAAGTTATTTATAATTACTCTTCACCTTCTGCAGGTTGCTCTTCTTCTGGTTGCCCATTAAAGAGTGCATTTCCAACAGATGAACGGTAATTATCTACTCTTTCAGCAGTTTTTGAATAGAGAAGATCTTTAATTTTATCGCTGATTTGTGACGGTGATTCGTCAGTAATCATCATGTCTAAGAGTTCGTCCATGTTTCCCATGTTACAAAGATAAAGTTATTTATATCTCACCACCCTTGGGTAGTTCAATAGGTTCAGCAGCAGAAGCATCAATCTCAGGTTCCATCACTGGTGCTCCAAGGTCCATTCCTGATGCATCTGCCCCTGCATCTGGTGGTAGAGGTTGACCATCTGGACCGATAGTTACTGGATCGGGAATAACTCCTGCTGCGATTTCTGCTTCAATTAACTTATCTTGCTCAAGAATTTCAATGTCAGTTTGACGCAAAATCTTGCGACGAACATAGTCCTGAGAATAGTATTTACCAACATAAGGTTCTGCAGTTGCTACCAGTGACAGTCTTTCATTCATCAGTTCTGCTTCTTTCAGTTCTGAAAAATGATTGTCATAAAGGAAGTCATACTGAATGTGCTCACTCATAGACTCCCAATCTTCTGGAGTAATAACGTTCTTAAGAAGTAATTGAGTTCTCAACATATCATTAAACATGTTAGAGAATCTCTTTCTCAAACGACCAACAAACTTAGTAAACTTCAGTTCGTCTCTTAAAATCTCAGAAGATCTCCCCAAGTTAAACCCACCTTCTCCATCCATTCTTGATGGTGGAACATTAAGGGACCTGTATAATTTCTTTTTAAAGTATTCAATATCAGTGATTTCACCCAAGTTTTGTCCGCCAGGGAGAGTGGTGATTTCGGTTCCTCTTCCACCTTCACGCCTGGGCAGCCAGAAATCTTCCAGCATTGCCATGTATTTTTTGTCATCACGAATTTCTCCTGTGTTTGCATCATAAACAAGTTTATTACGATAACGCATCATAACGTCACGCAAGTATTGTTCTGCCTTTACTTTGGGCAGATTGCCAACATCAATATAGAAAATTCTACGTTCTGGTGCTCTGGATAATCTGTAGATAACCAGAGAATCTTCAATCATTCTAAGTTGATTGAGAGACTTAATTGCTTTGTGAAGATAAGAAAGTGTTGACCCTCTATTTCTGTCTACAAGACCAGAAGTGCAATATGTAATGGAATCTTTTGCCATTTTGATTCCATTATTGGCAGTGGTCTTCATTGGGTTTGCCCCATATCCTGCCTTGGGATTATAGATGAAGAATTCTTCAATCTCGGGGAAACTTTGATCCATTGGATTGTCATTTCTCAATGGACTGAGCCTATTAATATCTGCTCTTTCGTCTTTCTTTTGCTTCCTTACATAACGCATTTTCATTGCGTCAATATAACGAAGTTCTTTAATACCTTCTTCTGGTTTCTTTAAATCAATTATTTTATGATAATAAAGTCTACCATCAATGTACCAGTTACGGTAGATTTCATGTGCTTTTTTATCAAAATCCAATAAATCTAGGATATACTTAAATTCTTTTCTGATTAATTTCTTAATACCATCACTGGCATTAAGATTTGAAAGTTCAATCTCTACAGGACTGTCATTAGAGTCCGAAACAATTGCTTCATTTACGATATCTTCAATAGCACTATCACACTCTGGGTGAAGTGCCATCTCACGATATCTTTTAATTAAATCATACTCAGTCTTATAAACACCCTCAATATCTACATAAGAACCAAAAAAACCACTGCTCATGTAGTGGTCAACCCCGTCCTCATTGTTGGGAGGAACGGGGGAGACTGCTGACGGTGAGAGTGGTTCGTTGTCCTCAATAGAGAACCCAAACAATTTTGACATTATTATATTAGAACTTTATCAGTTCTATTTATTACTTCAGATTAACTCCAGTTTGGTCGCTAGAGAGTGATTCAAAACTTTGAACCGCAAATTCTACAGTGAATTCTTCAATCGTATCACTTGAATCATAAGAAAGATCGATTGCAGCAACAGAAACTGGGAAGATATCAATGAACTTGTATGACTTCAGAGGAGTGACTTTATCTCCATCTGCGGTGTCAGAGTTCTTCTTACTATGTCTCTTACCAGAGTAACCTCTGCCAAGTTGATAGACATATGCGTCAGTCATATATGAATCTGGGTTTGTTGCTCCAGTGTTATTGCTGAGTCTAGCAATACCATTCATCCATGCTTCCATGGCATTTCTGATTGAAAAGTCTTCATCATTAATAATGGTAACCGTCCAGTTATCAATGGTTCTATCTCCAGCAACCTTCAGAGTACGACCTCTGAAGGGAACGTCGATGGAAGCAATGTTCGATGCAGGCAGGTTTGCTGCCTTACAAAGAATGCTGAAGTTCTCCTGAACATCAGTTCCCCATTCTGCTTTTGGTGATGATGCAGTTGCAGCATTTGGCAGGTTGGGAATTTGAACTTCAAATAGATTGGGTCTTGCACCACCACCCTGCAGTTTGCTGTGGAATTTTGAAAGTGTGCGTAAGTTTGACATTTTTAGAAATCCTCCGTTGTTTTATAATTTAATGATCAAACTCTACCTGCTACTTCCGAGAAAGAAACGCCAGTTCGCGTTGCTACGAAAGTAAGGGTGATGAAGTTGATAGACTTAGCAGGCTTCAGGAAGATGTCTGCTCTGAACTCATTATTGTCAATCACGTCAGGAGTGTTATTTGTTTCGTCGCAAATAACCAGATAATCAATGAGTCCTCTCTTCGCTTGAACATCACGGAGGTATGGATCAACGATGTTTCTGAAGTTCGCTCTGGTAAGATCGTCGTTCAGTTCAAAGAGTTGAGCCTGTGCTGCTCTCTCCAGTGCTTGCTCAATTGTGAGGAACAAGCGGCGAACGTTGATTCTGTCAAATGCAGACTGATAACCGAGAGCGGTCTTATCACCGAAGAGGAATGTTCCAGCACCAGGTGAAGTGATGAAGGAGTTAATTCTCTTAGGATAGAGGCGATCTCTTTGTGCCTTGCTTGGGTTGTAAGCAAGTTTGACTGCATTGTTCAATACACCACGCTGTTGTCCAGCAGGTGAGAACCAAGGATATGCCAGAAGTGCGGTTCTTGCCATCATTCCACCAACATCAGCGTTGGTTGGGATGTAGACGAACTTGTTATTAAATCTGTCAAAGGTGTACTTGTATCCCGAATCAAATGTCGCGTAGGACGAAGATGTAAGAGGACCAAAGTATCTAAGAAGATTTGTTGTTTGTTGTTCTGTGGTCAGAAGAGCACCACCAGGTGTGGATGACGGCGCAACCAGATTATCTCTATGAGCACCGATACAAGCCATACAATCTTTTCTTGCTTCCGCAAGAGAGATGATGTAATTTGCTTTTGCTTGCGATTCTGCTTCCGTAGCACAACCAGGTCCCATAAGGAGGAAGTCTGCTTCGACTTCATCTTTGTTAGAGAGTAATCCGTAAGCAGTAATCAGTTTTCCAAGGTCTGCCTTGAATCCATCGCCACCAGAAGTCTGATAGTCATTACCACTAAGTAAGGTGTAAGTTACGTTACCAATAGCAAGGAATTGCTTATCCTGTGCGATTGTACCAGACTGGTTAGCTGAACCATCATCTGCGGTAAATGATGCGGATGCTACACCAGTGTATACTGTGAATCCTGTAGCAGCAGGAGTTGTTCCGTGAGTGCTATCTGCTGCTGCCAGAGGATCTGCGCCAGCATAGATATTTGCGGAAAGATCGCGGAGGTAATCTTTATAGTAAACCTTTTGAGGCGCGTTAACGTTGGAAACAGCGTCACTTGCTTTAGAAAGATCAACATGCTTTTCAAGGATATTACCCTTGATTCCAGTTACATCTCCATTATCATCAACAACCGCGATGTGAAGTTGATCGTTTTTGCCTTGTCTGTCATTGGTATAAACGCTAGTACCAGGTTTTGGCGCAAGAGTGCTCCAATAAACCGTGGAGTTAGTGAGACCCAGAGTCTGTTGATCATACCAGTCAACTGCGGTTGCAGGGGTTGCTCCAGCAGATCCAAGTCCACCAGTGTTAATGCCCGAAGAATTAACAAAGTATACAGTATCAGATGTATCGAATGATGCGAATCCATCTCCTTCTGCATAATCGATTTCTGTTTCCGTACCAGCAGAACTGACTCTGGAAGTAATCTTAACATCAATAGTTGATACGCTGTTTGTTGCATCAGTTGAAACACCGGTGATGATTCCTTTTACATAACCAGTAAAGACTGATGTAGTTCCAGATCCAGGAAGAACTCCAGTAATTGCTGCCGTAACACCAGCACCAACTGTAGCACCTGCAGTACCAAGGTCGCTTGTGGTAATACCGATGGTTTGATCTGCGAAATCATCGATGTAGCAAACCTTTAAGCTATTCGCCCAAGAACCAGGGTTCTTAGCAGCATACAACCAGTTTACGGAAGTATCAGATGCATTGTTAACATAATCATCGTAGTTCTTAATCTTAAGACTTGTGCTTGCGATACCTACACCAGCATTAGCACTTTTAAGATCATCATCGTCTGCTCTGATGACTTTAAGGACGCCGCCATATGAGAGATAAGATGATGCGCTCATCCAGTACTCATATTGAGCATCTGCTGTTTTTGGTTCGCCAAAAACATTAATAAAGTCTTGCTCAGTAGTGATGTTTGTGACTTCTTCTACAGGTCCAATTTCAAATGGTCCCGCAATGGCACCAATGTTATCAAGTACATTATCAGCTCTTCCTACAGTTAAGTCAACCTCCCTTACCAGTACTCCGGGAGATAATTGAGGAGTCGCCATGTGTTAGTTCTCCGTGATCTCAGTTTATCTGAAAATATTTATTAAAAATCATGTTTTCACAGGGGAAACATGACGTGAACTACCAGTCTGGGTATTCCCACATATTACTAGATTTTTTATTATCAATTATCCTCTTTATAGTACATTCTTTACACTCATATGAATAAGAAGATGCTACAGCACCTCTATCCTTTCTAGTTCTATAAAAGTCTTCAATTAAATTTTTTGTTTCTCCACAAGACCTACATTTTCTATCTTGTAAGAGTAAGTGACCTAACTTTATTTGACCATCTAAATCCATCAGGATAGATACTCCCACATAAAAGAACGGTCTCCATATTCATCCGCATTGAACCATCTATCCCCTTCAGAGTCTGTAAAACTTGCATCATCTAAACCATCGTCCATAAAACCAAATGGTGCCATGTCCTGTTCAATTTGATTCTTCTGTTCTTCATATAATCTTTTACGAACGTCTTGGTCGGTCAGTTCCTTAAAGTAGTCCATTTGGACCAACCAAGCATAGATAACAAGGCACATTGCTAAGTCATCATTACATCCTTCCTCAGCCTCAAATGAATTGTGCTTTGAGATGAACGTAGTTAATTCTGAAATAATCTCATAGTCATTAAAGATAAGTTTATCTTCTTCAATGAAAGTTTTGAGGTTTAGAGACCCGACCTTTTTGACAGTCTTGGACATCTTCACGCCTAACTGTGTCTTTTTACCAGAGAACCCTTGACCAACAATCTGACCTGCTCTACCCCTCATAGAACACATTAGCAGATTTTGATACTCAAGATCATACTGAAGAATACTTGCAACTTGATCTCCAATATCATTTACCTCACATAAGATAAATGCACTATTATAACTCTTTGCTACTTCATAGATGATATTGGGAAACAGCATTGGTTTGATATCATTGTTCCTATACTTTGCTACGACCCTGTGAGGAAACTCTGTGATATCAATAACAACAAACGCAGAGTAGTCTTCTCCAACTCCTCTTGCAACGTCAACTGTCATCACATAATCATGATTTTCTTTTGATGGTTCATAGACATCTAATCCAGCATTTCTAGTTTTTGGATTATCGTATATTAACGTTCTTAATTTGCTTGGAGCAATAAGAGTGTCAACAGATCCAAGGAATTCGCATTCAAACTCAACTTTGAACTGTTGTTCAGATGTGTTAGCAATTGTAGTTTCTTTCCACTTCTCATCTCTTCCTGGAACTTCTGACCAGTGAACATCTGTTGGAATATATTCATTCTTACTCTTCTCAGCATCGTGCCACATACGGTAGAAGTGATTCATACCGTGTGGCGTAGATACGATGATTACTTTGGTGTTTTTACCAGAAGTAATAGTAGGATAAACAGATGCAAAGAACGAGTCAGCAACGTGATTTGGGACAAACGCGAACTCGTCGAGAAAGAGGATGTTGAACGACATACCTCGGACAGCACTTGCAGACGTAGAAGCTGCCAATATCTTACTGCCATTCTCTAACTCCAGAGATCCTTTGTTCCATGCCACAATACCCTGTTGCATCCATTTAGGCAAGTTTTCGTATGCAGTCTGTAACCTTCCAAGAAGTTCTCTTGCGGTTGCTGCTTTGTTTGCAAGAATACCAATGTTAACAGAGTCATTGAATACCGCATAATGAAGAAGATAAGACACAACTGTAGTACTTTTACCAGTCTGCCTTGGCATCTTACAGATATTAAATCTGTTTTCGTGAAAGTTATTAATTAACTTCTCTTGAAAGTGATATGGATGAAACTGTGTAAGACCCTCATCAAGAGAAACAATCTTGATGTAATTGTTGGCAAAATAAACAGGGTCTTCTTTACATTTCATAAACTCAAGAATTTGTTCTTGAGTAAACTCAATGGCAGTATTTGCTTTTTTTAGATTAGGATTGCCAAGATAGATATTTTCAGACATGAAACTCCTTTAATTACCTTTGTTCAATCCAGTTCAATACGGCAAGTGCCTTTTTATTTGTATTAGGTGAAGCACATGCTAAAGTGTATATATCACTGATTGTACCAATACCAGATCTTCCAAGTTGCAATGCTGCTTTATCATCAACATCAACCAGAGAGGCACCACCAGAAATCGTAAATCCTGAGAGAAGTGCTTGACCTCCAGTGAGTGCAGTTGCTGTAGTATCATATTGCATAAAGGAGTTTGGATCTGGATGATCTGTCCAACTCGCACCAGTCAAAGTTGAGTTCTGGTAAAGTCTCCAATAGACATTCGTGTTATCGTTCGTTACTGCCTGTAGAGATCTCAACAACATAACTGACTGAAGTGCAGATGCCTTAAGACGCAAACTGATTACTGGATAGAAGGTGTTTGCGTTAGTCAAAGTTGTTCCAGTGATGGCATTTGAGACACTCAACAAAGTACCAAGTTTTTCTGGTTCACCTTCTTGGATCAGAGAGTTAGAACCTTGATAGAGATAATGAGTTCCAGCAACACCAGTTACATTCTCAATCTCACAACGAATTGGAAGGAATGGACTTCTACACCAAACT